GGCAGCGCCTAGCATGCCCTGCGTGCGTGGCTGCATTAGCTTTTGGCCAAATGTCATCTGAGGCGCGGGCTGACCAGCCGCTGCTGTTGCAGGGGTAGGCAAATTAACCTGACCGGGCTTTGGCGTAAGGCGTGAAGCCTGGGCGCGTCGCAAAACCTCCTGCATCAGCGGCGATAGCTGCTGGTTTGCCAGCATTGGCGACTGAGGCGGGGTAGGTCGAGGCAAAGCCATAGGTGGGGTAATCCCCTGAGGAGTTTGATATTGGCGCGTAATGTTTGCCTGCGGCACAGGCGCTCTGCCCTGAAGCAGCCGGTTGAATCTGTCGTAAACGCTCATGCCCTAACCCCTAACCCAATCCACCGCCAAGACCACCAAGCAACGCGCCTGTCATTGGGTCAAAGTTTGCCATACCGGCAAGCTCTGCCCCACCTAACGCGCCACTGAGTACGTTTCCTGCGGTATTGCGGTAGACCGGCTGAGTGCTTTGCCCGCCGACTGTTCCACCCTGCACACTTGCCATATAATTAGCCAACGCAATTTGCGGCTGTTGCTGTTCAAAGTTATAGCGGTCAATGTCGGCTGCCAACTCCGCCATAGACTGAGCCTCACGCGCACCGCCGACGCCAGCAAGCGTATTAAGATCGGCATAACCAAACTCACGCACCGCCGGAGCCATAGCAATAGCGTCCTGTTGTGCTTTGTAAGCCATAGGCGCAAGCGCCGCGCCCAATGCGCCTTGCTGGTAACCTGACCCATATCGACCGGCCTTAGCCGCCTGAGCCTGAACCTGTTGGACTGCTGGCTGAAAAGCCGCAGACATTAACGGATTTGTACCCATCAGGTTTTGCATCACAACGTCTTGGACAGCCGGAATAAGTGGCGATCCGTCCAGCGCCATCTGACGTGTTCCCGCAAGAGCCATTTCGGATTCAGGCGAAAAGCCAATGGTCGTGGAGCCGGGGTAATAGGTTGGCTGGTTTTGATATAGGTTTTTAGCCTCAGACAGGCCGTACTCCAAAAATGGCTGCGCGTAAGCTGGCGCGTTAGTCGTCTGGGTAATTTGTCTGGTGTCTCCACCGCCGCCTTTACTCATCTCTCAAATCCTTTGTCAAAACCACCGACGTTGCGGTGTAATCTTTCAGTTGTCTTTGCCAGCCCTTACGTCCATTAATCTCCATCGCGTCGCAGCCCTGCGCCTTAGCCCAAACTGCAATAGACTTCTCAGCCTCAACCAGCTCATCCAAGTCACCGCCTGCAAGCCAAATGCGGCACACGGTTAGGCTGGGGTAGTCAACAACTTCGGTTATAATACACGACTTTTCCAGCGGATGTAACTGTGCCTCACCAACCGCGCAGGCGTGGTAAACATCTTCTATTGAGTGCGTGCCGCCGGAGTATTCGAGGGCATCCGCAATATACTTACGGTGTCTCTCAAACTTCTCTTTCAGCCTGTCTTCAGCCGATAATAAGGTAGGCAAATCTTGCATCGTGTCCTGAGTTCTGATAGTTGATGACCATAGTGCCGTTTGTGCTGGTGCTATCAATGTATGGGTTGTGGTGCCAAGGGTCGTGGTCAACGCCGGTAAAAAACACTAGGCTAGATGTTGAATAGCGAGGCTCTTCAATAGTTACCTGAGTGCTGCTTGATGGAAAAGTCACATACCCAATACTGTTTAAGCCGCCATTAATGGTACGGTTTAGGACTTCGGCAATCTCGCGTGTCGTGGCCGTGATCGGGTTTAATATGCGAAAGTTGGTGGTGCGCTCTGTAGTTGTCATCGTCTACCAACCTGCCTGACCTCAGCGTCAATTCCGTGGGCAAAAGACCAATTTCCAGTAAGCTCCATTTTCACCCTGTGGTATCTGTCAGCAGCCCTGAACGGCACAAAACCATCTGCATTTGTGGAGCCGCCAGCTTGAAAAGACACTGTGTCTGTTGGGGTTCCCCTCATGCCTATAGAGACATTTACTGCGCCGCCCTCGTGATAAGGATAAATTCTTGTGACAATACTGTGCTGCCCCATACTTACAGCAGCCTCACCTGTCACAATTGTTGCTGGCAATGGGTCGCCTGTGAAAGTAAATATTTGACCGCCCACAGCGCCCCCAAAGAAAAACTCTCCGCCTCGAAATAACTGGCTATCTAATACAGTTGTCAATCCGTCAAGCGTTGCCGATAAATTATCTAGCTGGTCTAATGTGTATCCAGAGCTGAAAAACGGCGCAATTAGGTCAGTTTCAATATTGGCAATAGACCAGCGCCCTAAAGAATAGTTATAGATCAAAAGACGATCAGGCCGTCCTGTTGTGCTGGCGGTGCTGGCATAAGACCAAATCGCTATCTGGTTAAGCGGGTCAACCGCAGAAGTCATCTTTCCCTTGTAGGCTGGGTTAAAGTCTCTGGCAAAAAACTTGTCTACTTTCTCGTTTCCAATAGGCATACTTTTCTGCCCATCAAACAAGTGAAATCCGTTGTCTGAATAATAGAACACGTTTGAGCCGTAATTACATACGGAGCCGGGTATGCTACACCCGCGCTGGCTCTCCACCTTGTCGAATTGAAAGATAAGAGGCGGGCCTGTGTATGTGGCGCGGAAGATAGCCTTTTCACATAGGATTGTGCAATACTCGCCGCCAACCATTCCGGTGATAGCTCCGCTATCCGGCAGCTCCTGAAAATCGCTCTGGTCAACGCCGTTAGTCCACCCTGTTATGTCATTGAACGCAGACCAACGAACCTTGTACGGCACGCGCCCTGAACCTTCGTCAATGTTAGCTGTCCAGATGAAGTCCCTAACCACGGCCAAAAAGTCAGCCCTTGGTGCGCTGCCAGACAAATCAGAAAATGCAGTGTCGGTTCCGAGCTGCCACTTTTGCAGCTCCTCGCCTGTGCCTCCCGCCGCAATAACGTACTCACCGAACTGCACAAAACGCCACTTCTCATTTTCAAGCAGGTCGTATGCAGGCGATCCGGCTTTACTGACATCATCAAGATTGTTTGTCGATGCGTTAAACTCATACAGTTTACTAGCCCCACCAGCAAACAGCTTGACGTTTCCATCGTTGTCTTTAGCCGCGTAAATCCCTTTTAAGGTTTCCGCCGCCGCATTGCCGTAAGAAACGAACTCGTTTATGGGTCTGTATCCGTTTATTGCAGGGATAACATTCTCGGCAGTAACAACGCCCGCGTTCATAAACGCTGGCTGGTCTGGCAACCATTCCCCAAATTGTATCATTGTGCTGCCCAACTTCCGTTAGATGAAATTTGTTGTTGTGTCCATACTTCATTGCCGACTGCAACGTCAGACCAAACTTCTGACCCAACAGGAACCAAAGACCAATCCTCTCCAACAACCCTGATTATGGACGCAGGCGTAGAAGAAATCAATCCAGAGCAAGAAACAGCAAACGTAACAGATGGATAAGATGTTCCAGATATTTCTATGTTTGCTTCGGCGCTTTCTGTTAAAACAGAGCTTCCATTCGCAGTGGCAGATACGATTGTTGGCACGGATGCGGAAACTGTCGATATTTTTTCGCAGGCTGATGCGGCTGACGCAGATAGTAATACTGTTCCACCAAACCCTGCTGTTACTCTGCAAACAGATGCAACGGATGCCGCGCCAGTAACAGAGGCAGACACAAACCTGATAACACCACTTGCCGAAGACGCTGATAGTGACGCAGGCGCGGTGCCAGATACTGGTGATATTCTTGTGATTAGCGGCTGATTAGAAGTAGCAACAATAGATGCGCTTCCAGAAACATCTATTACAGAACTTAAAGAACTTGTTGTGGTTATAGCGGCAGAGGCTGAAGCAGTCTCTGATATTACAATCACGCCTAAGTTTGCCGCAGAGGTTACAGCAACATTTACGGCTACTTCGCCTTGCCACACATCAAACTGCGTAATGCTGTCTAGTGTGCCGTAGTCCCAAGTATCTAGAGCGCCCCACCTATCCATATGGTCGAGGCTTGTTGCGGAATATTCAACCTCAGCGCTAGTAACTACAAGATAAGCGTATATAGGGCCGCATGTCGCGCCATATTGAGCCGTGTAAAAACTTAATTCATCGTTCTTAATTGTGACTTCTGGAGACAAAAGCCAAATGTCGTTACTTGAGCCGCTGCTACTTGTCTCAGCATAAAAGTAATATGAGCCGGTATTCCCGCTGGTAAGACCTGTCGAACCGCTTGGGGTTCCTGATGGGTCTCTAACGAAAAAACCATAAGCCGAAGTGCTAGAGCCTATTCCTGTCCAAGTAATAGCATCATAATCGCTCTGGATATTGTCAAGATTCCCAAATGCTATTCTGGAATTATCAATAACAGTTGGCACCTGAAACCCATTTGCCCCAGTCTCAGGGTCAAATGAGTTTCCGCCAATGTTAAAGTCATCAAGCTGAACATCGCCGGTAAAGCTAGTGCCTGACTGATACAAGACTAACAGGCGCGCCTTGAGGCCAATATAATCGGTTATGTCAGCAGTACGCTGCGTCCAAACAGCACTGTTCTGTGCTGGAACCGATATTAACCTACTTGAAACGCCTATAGCTGGCATTTTCTTAGGCCGCTGTTATGTCTAAATCGCCTACCGAAATACGAAGGATATCACCAGTGGTAATTGACTTTGATGCTGAAAAAGCGCCGTGTATCAAAAGATTTCCAGCAGAGCTTGCATCAAAAATACCGAAATGGCTTACTGTACCCCAAGAACCTGTTGCCGCTGAGAACTCAACAGCAGCATCGTTTGATGCAGTCCCAGAAGCAGCCGCGCCAAACGTGGCTGCTACGCGAGCGTAACCATTTCCAGTAAGCTCTGTGCCGCTATTGTCGTCGTTGAACGATCCGGTCGACAGGCCAACATAAATATTGCTGGGCATTGTATATGCGCCAGTTCCAAGGATATGATCGAGAATTTCATTCTCAAGGTAGTCACTCATTGCACTCATAATTTAAGTCCCCGCAGCTTGCGATTGGCGTTGATAAATACTACTGATTTGGAGGCTACCAGAGCCGTAGTTAGCCCTCTGGGTGTCCAGCTTTATTTCCTCCAAAGCCTTGTCGAACCTAGCCATATATTGAGACGCCCTAGTCTCATCAAGCAGGTAAGCGTAGGCTTCGGCAAGCGCCCCATAAAGATAGGCGTCGGGTGAGCGCGTCAGTATATTATTTGTTGAAACGGAAACTGACAAGGGCGTCACATCCCCGATATAAATTATTTCGGCTGAGTAACTTGAATCAGGAACCGGCCTCAGTTTCATTTCCCGACCCACAATACTGTAACCCTGAGGCTTACCGTTAGCGGCTGAAGAATATTGCTCGTCTAAAGCCACAGGGCTGTAATATTTTAAAACAGTCAACGGAGATGTGTTTAACTTTACTTCTCTAATTTCGCGCATGTCTTGGGGCAAAAATATGTACTCATCTCCAGCAGTCAAAGTCGCGGCTGACCTTTTCTCCTGACCTCGCGTCTCCAGCTCTCGGCTCATGCGGGCTTCAGCCAGCGCAATAAAGTCAGGGATTTGCGCGGTCAAGTCAGAACGCGCCAAGAAATTGGCTATGGATGTCTGCAAGTCTGTGTAGGTCGCAATTGCCATTATACGTTACCGCCGCCTGTTCTAAAGTCTCGGTTCTCGCTATTGTTCAACCAAGCCTTCCAGCCCTTTGGGTTTTCGGCTGGCGTGCCTAGTGTCTCTAGAAGGTGATTATACACGACATTTGGTATTTCCGCCACATGCTGTATATGCCGCTGGGTGTTCACCGTAGCGTTGGCGCGATAGTCGTTATTCATCTGCTTGTTAATCTTAATTAGGCCGTCAAACCTCTGGGTTGTCTCAATAATGTCAGTTCCATCAGAGCGCTGATCCATAACCACCTCTTTGGCGGTGTGAGGGTCTGTGTATAAAATTCGCTTCATGTCTTTTCCCTTATGAAAGAGAGGGGGCAGTTGCCCGCCCCCTCAGTTTTACTATGAACCGTTCAAGTCCATAATCATTGCGTGCGCCTTAGGCGCGGTAGGCTTCAATGCCCACTCCGACACCAGGTGGCTAGTCTTTGCATCGCCGTCCTGGCTAAGTTCCTGCTCAAGGAAGTTACGTCCGTTGAGTGTGCAGATTGAAACAAAGTTTGGATCAATCAAGAACACCCGGTCGTTTCCAAGTAGCCGAGATGGAACAGCTTGCACAGTACCGAAGTCGGTCAAGAAAACACTGGTAGACCCGACGTAGCTGACTTCCTTAGCGGCAGTCATGTTCACGTCGTTGCTGACCAAGTTGCCAGAGGCTGACAGGTCTGAGAAGTTTGCACGGTTTGTGGCCGAGGCAATCATCAGCTCAGGTGAGCCGCCGTCTGTCCACGCATCCTGCATGCCGTCCTCAATCAGGGCGAGTGTTAACGCCCGGTCGTCACCGCCAGTGATCGTGTCAGTTCCGTCGCCTGTGGCGAAGGCACCGGCAGTCGCACCGACTGAGCCGTTTGTGATCCAGCAGGTCAGTGAAGCTGACTTGCGTGGGTCTGAACCAGAACGTGCTACGTCTGTGTCACCGATTGCTTTTTCGATGTCACGACGTAGTTCGAGAGCCTTCAATACCTTCTGGTAGTTATGCTCACGCTCACGTCCGGCACTATCAACTGCATCAAGCATTATGTTACCGCTGGCCTGTTTATGACCAACTTCTACGGCTTGTTATTAGGTTATACCGTAGATCAGACTATATCTTCACTTTCGTGTTGGGCGCTCGTGGGTGGATTATTCTTTCGTCACCACCTAGTCGTTGAACCTTCACCAGCCCTCAGCTTTCGCTTCCATCTGG